ATCATCTTCATCAAACGTAACGGAGCTTGATCCACCTGAATCAATACTCAGTACTCTAAATTGAAAATCTCTTGCAAAATCTCGTTCAACTGCTACTCTATAAAAATCAGCTATTGTTTGACGTACGTCTGGCATATTATTATTTATGCGCTCCAGGTAGTTTTAAGTGAACAATAAAAAAGGGCTAGATGAACTAGCCCTGTGAATTTAATTGGATTTGTTATTAACCAACGATTTCTGAGAAATCTTGACCGGTTCTTGTAGCGTAAAAATTTACCAAAATGAACTCTGCCGCTCTCGTGGGTTTAAGATATATATCTATCACTAACTCGTTAGCATCGATCACATCGGGTGTATTATTTCTCTCATCGCATACAATGAGGTAATCATATAACCCTTCATTATTCTTTGCATCTTCAAAGATTGGAGTAAGAATGTTAATAACATTTGTTCTAGTAAACAATGTGTTTGGTTCAAACACAAAATATTTAACTGTTTCTCTTGTTCGTTTTTCAAGATATAAGAACAATCTACGAACATTAACTCTATCGAATGCACTAGGTTGTGATTGTAATGTTTTCTGACCGAATATTACAAATCCTTCGCTAGGGAAGAATGCAACTGGGTTAATATTAACTTGATCATAAATCTGATCGCGTTGTTTTTGTGTTGGATATAATGCAATATCATTAACATTAATTAATCCACGTGTGAAACCAGCTGGTGCATACCATGGTGCAAAATTTGCATCTGTTCTAGCATAATTTGCTGCAGCTATACCAGAGAATGGTATCCAAACCTGACCACCTACATTCGAATCATATACTTGAACATACGATGCATAAGCAGATGCATAGTTGGTATTAATAATACTATACAATTGTTTTAACGGTGTTAAGATGTTTAATGGAAATGTTTGTCCTGGAACATTGATACCCTTTTGGTTATCACCGGTAATAAAGATTTGTCGTAATGGATCCGAAATATATATAAAATCCTTTCGAATATTTTGTGTAAAATTAATAAATTTAGATTGCACTGTAGCCCAAGAAGATCTTAAATTAGTAGCAGCAGTACTCAATGATATCCCGGTTGCAGATAATCCATTTAATCCAGTTACTGAATCCCGATCATCAAAATAACCATTAGCAAGATTCGTTGCATTTGTTGTATGTTGAACTGTTGCATGGATAGTACCTAACCCAGCTTCTGGCATAATATCGATATCAAATAAATCAACATTTGCTAATCTATCAAATACACGATCTAATTTACCTGGAATATCTCCGATAACATTATTGGATGCTTTTGATGTACTATATTTAGCAGCTGGTAATGCTGTAGATTGACCAAAACCAGGAGCATATAATGTTCCATATTCATATGGTACCATATCAACCGGATTTTCAGCTGATAATACTTGAAAATAACTATTACCATCACTGATATCTTGAACATTGCTAGACGATAAACCAACAATTTGTAAATATTGCGACGCTGGGTTTTCACCGGTATACACATTATTGATTAATTCGTCAGTTATAACTCTAACACGCCGTTGTGGTGTACCATCATCATTTAGAGACGCCCCAGCAAATCTACCAGAGATGTATGGGTTAATTTTAACTGCAAAGTTAACGCTATTATTGTTTACTATTTGAGGCACATAAAAACTCACTGGTGCACCACCAGATGAATTATTAATCTGCCGATAATAATCAATACTACCTGTATATCCTTCTTCTAAAACATAATCCAATTTGGTTACTTCTGGAGAAAAGACCGAGGTTCTCAACTTATACAAACCAAATACAATAGTATCGTCGAACGATGTTTTATTGATTTCAAATGTAGGAATGCTTTCCTGGGTTTGAGATATATTGCTAGCAATTGCTTCAGCGTTATAATCAGCTGATAATGTAAAGTTTAATCTAGACTGTGGAATAGTTGCTAAAGAGCTATATTGAACAACATCATCGGTTTCGTTCTTTGAAACGGTAAATCGTGTAATATCGTCATAATTTGTTGAAGCGTAAAGGTTAGTATTATCAGCAATTGCCATATAATATCCTTCAAGCTTTTGATTAATAGCTGTTTTCGCAGTATTTAGAACAATAAGACCGGCTCCAGCAAAGTTACTAGCTGAAAATTGACCTGTTAAAGTTGTGTTGTTATTATCGATGGTAAATTCAGTTGCTCTAGCTGGTGTGTTACTCCAATTAAATGCCGAATCATCTAAAATTGCTACATATTGTTCTTGGGTTAATGCAACAAATGTTGGTTTACCAATGAAATAAATCATGGTATTATTTGCAGATGCTGGTGAAAACTGTGATGTAAAGGTTGTTCCACTCGTATATCCATCCCATTGAACGTCAAAATTTGCAGATAAATATTGATAACTTGTACCAGCATATGTGTCGTATGCTGTTTTATTAACAGGTATAACAGGGTAAACTGTTGCGAAATATTTGTTTGTAAATCCGTCACCTAAACTTGCACCATATGGTAAACGATTTACCAAAATATTTGCTCGACTATTAAAGGACTGAGCAACGGTATGGTAAAAATATCGTTCAGCTGCGTTTGTTGGTGTACCATAAATCTGTGTAAACTCAGACAAACTTGAAACTTGAACAATTTCATCGCTTGGACCTTGAGGAGCAAATCCTGTAATAAATATATTTGTGCCAATTTTATCTGCCGCGCGCAATGACAAATCAATTTCATTGATTTCAACACCCGGACTTTGTATTGTTCTTCTTGCCATATGTATATTTATGGATTTTTACAAATAAAAATCCTAAATCATATGTTTATATTAAATAATACCTATACTTGCACTAGCCCAACCTTAAATTGACTGTAAGCTAACCGGAAGGTAGTTTCTATCTCATTCGGATTCCGATAATTATACTCAATACCCCCTAAATTTGTCGGAAATCCTTTGGTGAAATTAAATTGTACAATTTTTTTGTTGTATTCGTCTAATCCATATATGGTGAAATCTGCCATATACTTACGTTCTACAACCTCTCCAATGTCGAGATTGTTGTCCGCATCAAAATATGCCTTATAATCATCTTGCAATTTATCTAACCACTTGTAAATAAACCAGTAATTGTTAAATCTATTATCAATTGTAAAATTTACATCAATTGGAGGGTATGTAAGCCTGTTATGGCTAGTGACATGAAGGTTTTGACCAGCATATCTAACTTCTATTTCCGGTATATCAATAGGTGGTATAATACTACCATAAATCGAAAATTGGACTGAATCTGGATTAACAAACTCATTACTTCTAACCGTTTTGGATACATCATCCTTTAAAACTTCCGGAACTGGAATAACCAATAAAAATTTATCTTGACGTTCCTTATTAAAAGGACTTTGTGTGTAATTTGTTGTCATATGATTATTTAGACTAACCAAGAATTAGCTGCAGGAGTGTAAGATCTCTGGGTGGTGAATTCAGTTGCTTTAGTCCAACCGTTTTGTGTCATCCAATCGAGTTCAGAATTACTATACGGGTCGTTATGTTTTTCATTGAAAACTATGGTATCAACATGAGTTTCAGCATTATCATCACCCCAACCATATAAATTTGTCCCGATTTTTGTACCATAATCAAAATCATACTTCCGGAGTTTTAAAGGTCTGTTGTTGTCGTCATATTCAACAACTTCAAAAAATTTCTTCGTTAAATCATTATCTAATATTAACAACGCCCAACCTAATGACATAACTCGATCGTCTAAATTACCTGGAGTTGCTGCCCATTTACTGTTTGGTAGTTTAACAAATGTTTTAATTTCGCTTAATGTATCTAAATCTCTAATATTTACAGCACGTAACTCGTTGATATAGTAACGCATATTTGAAACACACCTATATTTTGAATTGGTGTGAACTACAACACCTAACCGATTATTACGTTTATTACCAATATCATAATTTACCACGTTAAAATACCTTAATGTCTTATATAATTGATCAACAACTTGCCCACCGCAATTATTTCTTTCAATTAATACAGGAGGCGAACCCCAATGTAATAATATTTCATGAAGTTTTGTTGTGAAATTATAAGGTTCAATAGTTTTACTCCAATATGTTGCAACCTGTTCAATATTTGATAAATCCCGTAAGTCTAATATTTGGATACAAGATGCGTTCTGATTAATACCCTCAGCTACATCAACCCCAGCAACGTAAATCCCACCATCATCCGGTTGTTTCCAGATTTTATATGCTTCATCATCTAAAACCACTTTTGGCCTATAACAATTTATTTTTAATGATTCAAATAAATCGTCATTAATAGCTGCATCTGAACTAGTTATAAATTGACACCCGAATTCTTGATTAAAAGCGTCTTCACTACCAATTGCCCGAATGGTATCATATTTCCACATTGCATCTCGACCAGGAATTTCATCCCACATAATCTTATCATATCCCCAACCATTCCGGTGTTCAATAGCTCCAGCCCATGTTCTATAAAACAAGTTATCTGTCCCATTTGCAGTAGAAGCAATAAAGATTTTAGATTTTTTAGATGATGAAATTACGGGGAAAACAGATTTCCAGAACGCATCTACGATATGAGGTTCAATGAAAGCTAACTCATCCAATAACATCAAGTTAATCGATTGACCACGTGCAGCTGTTCCGGTGGTGGTACTGATACCAATAACACTACCATTCGTCAATTTCATTGATTCTTTACCATATTCAACAACACCCGGCTTTAAATAATTTGGAAGCTCTTCATATGCCATTCGGATACGTGAAAAGATTTCTTTCGCTGTATCTTCTTTATTAGCAACAACCAATATACGTTGATCGTCATTAAAACAAGCATGCCACAACGTATAAATAGTCATCAGTGTAGTTTTTCCCACCTGTCTAGAAGCGAGAAGGATAAAGAACCTATCTTTAGTCATCTTTTTTAACACACGCTTTTGGCATTTATGTAATTTGATTTTTTGACGACCATGATCTAGATTAATAATGTGAAAGAAATTTTCCGCAAAGTATAGTAAATCCTTTTTACATTTTTTAAGTTCGGCAACCATTTTAGGTGTCCAATCAAATAATGCTTTATTGGTTGGGAGATTTGGATTACCTAGATAAAATTCTCTGGTATTTTTCATAATATTAAGTATTTAACGGGAAATGCATAAATATGTATATGAATCGTAAAAAAGATTTAGAGAACATTGGTTTACTTTATGAATCTGCCTTTTTAGATGCAGATGAAGAAAATGATGTTAAAACTTTCACGGATGTTCAAAAAATGGTGGTTAACAAGCTAGAAGGTATAGGATACCACGTTAATAAAATTCGAACAGTAGCTGACCCGGTTGAAAATGTTATTCATATGAGTAAAAACAGCCCGGGTAGTCGAGAAGAGGCTGAAGTTACATTGAGAATTGATGCAGATGGTAGTATTGATGGCCAACCTTATGAATCTGCATTAGCGGATTTAGATGAAGGTGAAGAATCTAGTAGTTTTGGTCAAGAATTACAAGATAGCGAACTTAATATGGATCCTATTGAAAATTATGAGGATAATGAAGATTTAGGACCAAATCAACAGCCGGAAGGCTGGGGAGACGAAGCGATGGACGACGAGACCTCAGGTATAACAGCCAATCGGTTTGATCAAGATGAGCAAGAGCCTAAAAAAGAATCTTATCATTCAAAAGCTGATAGGGATTGGTCAATATTAGCTGAAAGTTACTTAAATATTCGAAAATCATGAACAGAAAAAAAGATTTAATTCAAATTGAAGAAGCATATGAAGCTGTATTAGGTAACCCACCAGGATTAAAAGCAGCTAAACAGCAAATCAAGCCCGGTAAGCCAAAAGATAAAACATGGGCAGCTGCATGCAAGAATATCAAAGACATTCCAATTGGTAATGATAAGACGACTAAAGGGTTTGTTCATGATAATTCTGGACCAAAAGGAGCAGATAATTTTGCAAGTGCAAAATTGGATCCCGAAAACGAAGAAATTAAAGATGATAATGCATATTCTGTAAAACAATCATCATCTGCTGGTGCAGATACATATTTCAAAGCTGAAAACAAGAAAATTGCAAGAGAGAATATAAATACTAGTATGGCAAAGAATAAGTCTATTTTTGATCGTTTATATGAGGAAGTAATGGATGACGAACAGTTTGACGCAGTAGAGCTTGGTGTCGGTGAAGGCGATGATGACATAGCTGACGACATGGGTGAATCTGAAGATCAAGTTACGATATCTATTGATAGAGATTTAGCACAAAAACTTCACGATGCGTTAATGGGAGTTCTTGACAGCGAGGAAGACCTCGGTGGTGAAGAAGACCTTGATGTTGAAGGAGATGATTTCGGTGAAGACGACGGTGGTGGGGATTTCGAAGAAATGGAAGAAGACGACGCCGATAAGGATGCTGAAGACGAAGATGAAGAGTTCAATTATTTCGGAGAAGAAATTGAAGCTGAAGATCTTGGACATCCTTTACATAACCAGAAGAAAGGTAACCCAGCAAAACCATCTGGTAAAGACAACGTTGTAAAGACAGCTCATACCTCTAGTGTTGGAAGTAAAGGTGGTGATGGTAAAGTTACTGACAAAGTTGGTAATGACGGTGATCTCGGTACTCCAATTACAGGACAACGAAAAGGTCAACCAACATCTCCAAAAGGCCGCGCTAATGTTGTAAATAGCAAGGTCAAAGGAGGTAACCAAGAGTTCATCCAGAAGAATAGCTAACCAGTTATCTTAAATCAAATTAAATCAACAATGCCTGTTTACGCAGGCATTTTTTTTGCATAAATATAATTGTGAGAATATATAACGAAAATTTAAATCCTAAATTTTTCGATAAAAACAAGCTCAAACCAGAAATTCGTAAGAAATTATTAACGATTGCTGACGATTTTTTAGCCACTATCGATTTTAAGATACCAAAAATTGATGATATTCAATTAACAGGTAGTATTGCGAATTATAATTACACTAACTATAGCGATATTGACTTACATATTTTATTAGATTTTCAAGAAGTAAATGAAAATTTAGATTTAGTTAAACAAGCCTTTAACGGATTAAGATTTGTTTGGAATACAAAACATGATATTACATTAAAAGGGCATGATGTTGAAATATATGTCCAGGACGTTAATGAGCCTCATGTATCCTCTGGTTTATACTCGGTATCCAATAATAAGTGGGTGGTCAAACCTGAATATAACCCACCTTCGTTAAACGATGAAGATATTAAAGCTAAGGTAAGTGCATTTAAAGATGATATTGACTGTTTATATGAACTTGTGGATAGATTTGCGGATCATAAATCTAAATTACTTCAATTACATGAATATGGTAAGAAATTGTTTAAGAAAATTAAAAAACAACGTGATGAGGGGTTAGATGATATTGGTGAATTTTCTGTAGGTAATATGGTCTTCAAATTTTTGAGAAATACAGATTATTTAGAAAAATTGTTAAATTTGGTGAACAAATCATATGATCTACACTTATCCGAATCTCTTTTTAATACAACTAAAACAAATCATAGACAACAACATGCCGTTGTTCGTGATCCAGGAACAAGAAAACATGCAAGAACAGTTCCAAAATATTTAGAGACAGATTTACATTTACCAAACTGTTTTAAAGTAATGCAAAGACCTGGGGGACCGAAATTTTTATTTATAAATCCTCAAGATGCGTATAAGTTAGCAAAACATTTTGGAGTACAAAATTTAAACCGGCCGAAAGGATTAAAAAAATCCGGAGTCGCTCTTGGAATGAAACCATCTGGAAGGTTTTATTTAATGAGAACAAAAAAGAATAAAGGAGATTATCTAAACTAATGTCATTAGCATGGTATACAGGAACAAATACGATTTTACCGGGGAATTCTGATGGGTCAATTTATCCAGCACCTAAAAACTGCAACCCATGTTTTAGATTTACCGATAAAAGTAATAATAATTGTGAACGGATATTAATCTCCAATTATTGGTTTGAATTAATTTGTCTTTATGGTCAACGTGTTACATATTGGCAAAACCCATATAATACATTATCAGCTGATGGTATAGCTGGTGGTGGGCCTGGTAACATTTACGGTGAAGAACCTACAAAAGTTTTTGTTAATCCACAACAGATTATTATTGCCGCTGAATTGCAAGAAAATGCAGTTATATTACAAAAATATGGTTTTGATTCTGGAGATGAATTTACAGCGTTTATTCATATAAGTGCATTTTATAATACGTTTGGTTGGTTGGAAGAACCAAAAGCGGGAGATATCATTGAGTTAACTGAGTTTGGATCCGATAGACCATATCCAAGAACCGGGAAGAAATTTGAAGTGACTGAGCGATTAGATGAAGATGTTGCTCGTATTAATCCATTGATGGGTCATTATGTATGGCAAATAAAAGCAAAACGATATGATTATAGTTTTGAGCCTGGATTAAGTGCTGAAGGTGGAAGTGATCAAGTTTATGATGATAAATTTTCTGGATATTTAGATGGCGGCACTAGCGATCGATCTGCTCCAAAGAGTTATGATGGGAATGTTGAAGAATTATCTAAAGTTATTTTTGACTACTCAGGATTTGATTATGATAATGTCTACGGAGGTTATGGTAACACCGAAACCCCCGAAACAGGATTATTTGGACCTTAAGCGCGAAGTTTGCTATATATTTGATTGTAATTAGGTAATTTTTCTCCTTTTGTTGCGGCGATAAAATTATCTGCATCATTACAACTAGCAAATTTTTCTACAATTACTTCTCCTGATGATGATTTGAATGTATATTCAACACCATCAGGTACTTTTTTAATGTATGTAAGTGTATACATTTGCCCTGGAACAAATTTTGATTGAGTTAATTTCGGAGCGTCGGTGTTTATATTAAACCTAGTTGGACCTCCAATTTTAACAGTTGATTTTGGATTTTCTTGAACGATAAATGAAGTATTAAGAATGTAATGCATGATCTTGATAAATGTATTGTTTGACTGACATTGGTTCACACTCAACATCTCCCATTTTGTAATTTATTAATATACTTTGATACATTTCTTGTATATAATTTTTAAATGCAATAGGTTTAATCCATGATGCATCTTTTGCAATATTTAATCCTAGATTTTCTGCTTTACCTGCTACATAATTAACTGCATCAAATAAACACAACCATCTTGCAATTTCCTCATCAGTCATTTGAGAGGTAGTTTTTTTGTTCGATTTGTTTTCCATACCCCTCTATTATAGAAGCAATCCGTTTAACGTCAAATTTAAAATTATATAACCGTAGGGTTTTTAATAGCGTCACAATACTGTCCCCAACGTTTTTAATTACACCGGTATTAACCGAATTACTATTTAAATTTTGTTCGATAACATCATTTAACACAACAATAATTAAATTTTCGAGAATCTTATCTTTATTAGATTCGTCTAATGTCATTAATGCACCGGTTAATCCTTTATGATATGAATCGTAGTATTCTGTACCATAATACCGTTCTTTAACTTTAATTTCTGGTTCAGGTGGGATTGATTGTGATGGTTGTTCGTTAATTTCCATGGAATTATTAGTTGTCATAGTCTTTATTTTCTACAAAGTTAAACTCTTTAAATGGATCCGGATCGATTGGTGTTGTGGTTAAAAATGTTTTGTTTCCGATATAAACTTTTACCTCTTTTTTACATTTTGGGCATTCGTAAGTGTTTGGACCGTTTAACATAATAGGTACAGAAGCAACAAAATTACAATTTTCGTCAGGGCATGTACAATCTAAAGATTGGTATCGAAATTCTTTAACACGTTCATTAACTAACTCTTCAAGTTGTATTTGTGTTCGGCTATCAATCCAATACTGGTAAAACGACCATGAAATAAATTGCAAAACAGTTGCTAAAACAAAACATGGTATAAATTTGTATCCTAAATAATAACAACAAATTGCAATTACGGTGCTGATTGATAGTAACTTTGCTATTGATTCGATTATTTCACGCATTAACAATAAAATAACAACAAAACATTAAAAATCCACTTAAACTTCCGCGTTACCACTCTGAAATGGCTTACGTTGAACTATTACATCTAAATTTTTTGTCATGTTTTGTAATATATTTTTGATTTTTTCACATCGACCAATGAATTTTTCCAAATTAACCGATGCATCTTCACTCTCCGTAACCAATGGGTTGTCTTTAGCTTTTCTCGCTTTGGATTCAATGTTATCCGCTGCTAGAAATAATGCGCCCATATCTTCTATTATATGAGTTAACGGGTAAGGGAGCTCAAGCGGAGCTTTGTCGTTATCATTTCTACCAGAAGCTTGCATTAAATCCCCAACAGTCACGTGGGATGGCTTTTGTTCTCTCGTTGCGATACCTCTAACCCATTTGTTATATATAGCAATTTGATCTTCTTC